AACGGTTACAACGCGATCCTCTTGTTTCAGTACTGGCACATTCTTTTCAAAGGCTTCTAGTTTATCAAACCATTCATCAGTGAAACCCTCGTATGTGGTTTTAGCACCAACTCGCTTTCGAAGTGAATCACTGAGTTCAAAAGGCCAGTCAAGACATACGACTCTCTTACACTGCATGACCAGATTCAATCGGTCAAACAGTTCTTGGTTTGCACCACCAAACAGATTCAGAGAACCTGAGTAGTTTGCACCAAAGTCAATGTAGACGGTATCGTGTTTCAGGATATTCGCTGAACATTTGTGATCGATATCGGCATCCAAATGCGAAGCCCACACCTTAGACCATCCTAGGGTGTGGGACTTTTCGTTAACTGGAATGTTGTTGATAGGGTTAGTTATAACAGCCATTATTTCACCAGATCAAAGTGTCTTTCATAAACGTGCAGATTCTGTACCTGCCAAGTGATCGTACCGACTTCAATGTCTTCACCTTTGTCGTTAGGGAGACTACCACGAGACACGTTGTAATCACCAGTGAGCTCAGTGAGAACGTTGTGTTGCCAGGCATAATCATTCTTGTAACCGTATACTACATCATTTGAACGCATTTGTACAACACAATTTAACTTACCATCACGAATGTAATAGGTAACGGCATTGGTGCAAATAAAGTCGTTCTTGCCGTTGTCACTGTACTCATACCAGATGGACGGACGAGTGTAGATCATAGTCGCACGACGACTGTCTGGATTGATCACAAGTTCATCCAGAGCTTGGCTGTATTGATCATAGTATCGATCGGAATAGATCAGTTTACCATAGTTGGAGTTGATCTCGCCGTAATCATTAGCAGCCAACTGCCAAGCTTTAGGTGGCTGATCGCCATACTCGATATCATTGATATTGGTGGACATCTCATTGTACCAATCAAGTTCAGCCTTGACGTAGTCTTCATTGACAGTACCAAAAATAGCTGGTTCATCTGCAACGAAAGACGCACCGATCAGCTCAATAGTCTTGCTGCCGGTGCGATCAGTTGTAAACTCTTCATTGGCCAAAGCCTGAATAAAATGTTGGCGGATATCTGATACATTCATTTTGTAGTCAACCTTTCAAAATCTTTTGTAACACTTTGTGCCATGATCATGTTGTAGGCACCTGCATCTTCTTTGCGACCGTACTGCTCAAACAGCTTCTTGTGTTCTTGTGCATGATCATACGGAGTTAGATATACAAGATTCTCAGCAGCATCTGTCCCTCCCAAGAACTTAGGGACAATATGATGCCGGTGAAAACCTTTCTTGGGAGGGAGTTCCATAATTGTTACCTATTTTAACTTGTATGTCCTGTTATTGCTCGATAAGTTAACTTTTTAAAATTAGAGTGTTTATATTTGTATTTTTGTTTAAGCTCATATAAACGCCCTGCTACAGTTTGACGAAGTGAATCTTCATCATATTCTTTTTTTCTCATTTTACTCTGTTTAATGAAATAAGAAACTGAAACCTCTTCAATGATATTGTCGTTTTCATAAATTGCAATTTGCCCAGGATCAGTATAAAGATTGCAACGCTGAGTTTTATCGATTGCCTCACAATCTAAACCATACCCGCGACCAACAGAAGGGGCTTTTGATAAAAGGTCAGTTGTTATACCTATATGTGTTGGCATTTTAGTCTACTTTCTTGTTGAACATATCACGGTCAAGGTCTTGACCATCCATCTTGCCACGAAGATACATTACAGCAAATGATGCATAGTTGATCAGGTCTTTGTAGGTATCTTCAAGAGACTCGAAGTTAGGGTTATTTGTGTTACTCTCTAGCAGAGACTGCGCGCGGTACATCTTGCCTTGCATAATATCATGTAGAGAGTCGATACCACGACGGTAGTGCATTGCTTGAGTAACGTTAGAGTTAGGGTTCTGATAGTCTTGACCTTTACGGATTTGTAGGTCAATGCATTCTTGTAGAACTTTTACGGATTCACGATCAGACATTGAATACCTTCTTGTATGCTGCCATGGTTTCTACCGCAAGCTTGACGTCTTCGAAAGAGCCGGCTTTCTTGATACCAGAGGTGATTTGGTAGCCGGCACGAATGGCTTCTTCTTGGGTCTTGAAGCTGCAGCCTTTACCAGCCCATTGTGGACGATTCGTACCGTTTGGTTCATAATCATCTACAAAGAAACGCAGGAGATAATCTCCTTGGGCGGTACGTGGGTATGCATTGAACTTCTGGTTGTTACCATCTTTGGCAACGGCAATGTAAGAGTTGTTTACTTTCATGATATACTCCTTAAGTGAATAAAGGGTTACTATACACTGGTTCTTGTGAATTGTACATAGAAAAATTAGGTTTTGCAATTTTACCTTCATTTACATAAACATAATACGACTTTTTTGAATTTTCATCATTGTAGTATGAGTTGCGGCGGCGCTGTTCAACAGTGTCTTTAGCTTCAATCTGAACAATCTTCATGCTAACATTATCACCTACTTTAAAAGGGCGTACATGAGGAGTGACAAATTTAAAGAAAATATAATTATCGAATTCGGCACGAATAGTAAACGGGGTAAGAGTTACACTTTTGCCTTTAGTGCGTTTGATCTCAGTTCTGTTATACTCAGGAAGATTCACATCGTAGTTGATGCCCTCAGGCTTTTCCGCAAGACCTGTTTCAATGAGATGCCATTCAAGCAAAAGGCAGTCGGCGGCTATCAGGCGTTCTTCTTTGGTACGATTATCTTTTTTGATTTTGCTTTCAAAGTTATTCCGATAGTCAATAAACTCTTGTGGGACTACCAAATCATATTCAAGTTGCATTAGAACTTTCCAGTGTTACCTGTGTGATCCGGACCTACCCAACCTTCTGGCTTGATAAGGTCTGGAAGACCGAGTGGATTAGGGCGAGATTCCTTGACGCCAACCTTTTTAGACATGTTGGCCTTGAGAACTTCATCCCATGCTTTGTGTGCGTCGACCTCAAAGAGATCAAGAGTACCAATGGCAACGACACACAGATCAATCAGACCGTCCACGATCTCTTCACCGTCCATAGTCTCAGCTGCCTTTCGAGTTTCATCGAGTTCTTCCTGTAGAAAGTTCAAGCGAAACTCCAGAAACTGTTTGAGTTTGCCACTGCCCATCTTATCGACGGCATCGTGTACACCATAGGTGTTGTGCATTGAGTTCATATCGAGAGCCCAGTTGCTAGACATATATACCTCCTTATGTTAAAAATAGATTGTATCACAAAAAAGGGGGCTTGTAAACCCCCCTAAATCACTTTATTTTCGAAAAGTTTTTGTCCTTGTAGAACTCTATCTTGTGCTTGAACCTGTTATCCAGGATTTCTCCCTTGTGTGAGATAACAAAGACGTTGGCTGTTTCTCCCAGGGAGTAGATGATCTTGAACAGGTTCTCAATGCCATCGTTATCCAGACTAGAGTCAAACGTTTCATCCAGGACCAGCAGGTTGGTAGCCACACTGTTCTTCATACGTGCAATCTGGCGCCAGGTGAACAGCAGTGCCAAGTCGATCCGTTGCTTCTCACCTTCGCTGAAGGAATCATAGGAGAAGCTATCACGGTGACGTGACCGGATGGTTTCGTTAAAGGCTTCATCCAGTTCAAAGTGCACGAAGAAGTCCAGGGTCTGGAGGTAGTTGTTGATGTACTTGTTCATGACTGGCAGATACTGACGAATGATCTTAGTCTTGATACCGGTGTCCTTCAGCATCTCCATCATTGCCTTGGAGTAGTCGTGCTCCTGATCCAGCTCCATCTTCTCAGTGATCAGGGAATCTTTCTCATCAATGTAGCTATCTAGCTCATTGGATGCTTCAACGATATTGGTCTTGGTATCTGATACCTGGGTGATTTCCTTCTCTAATTTGGCAATAGTCTTATGTGCCCAAGAAATCTTCAGGTTGTTCTCATTCAGTTCTGAATTGAGTTTGCGTTGTTCCTCTGCTTGTGTGGTCAGTTGCTCTACCTGTTCTTGGTAGGTTGCGATATCATCGTTTACCTTTTGATACGAGCTCTGAACTTCTTCGGCCTTCTTTGCAATCTCCGTCTTTTTCTCATGTTTAATGTCTTCAGTAATCTGCTGCGTGCAAGTCGGACAAATGTCGTTTTCATCGAAGAACTTACTTTCTTTAACTAGAGTTGAAATTTCCTTCTTTAGTCCGGCTGCTTCTCCTCTGGCCACTCCGGCAGACTCATTAGCCACTCTGAGAAGTTCTTCTGTCTGATCATACGCTGTCTGGAGAGTTTCTTGTATTTTTTCATTTTGATCATTGAGCGACCCAATTGTATCCTCCTGCGCCGTGATTTCGGTTTGTTTCTCACGAATCTTCTCCTCGTTTAAGTTCTTGATGTCACGAATATACTTACGCTGCATCTCAATCTTGCTGCGTACCAGGTCAACCTGATGGTTTTTGTCTTGAATCTTATCCTTGATGGTACTGATGTTTTCCTTCAGGATGCCGTTCATCTTGGAAAAGATGTTGATATCCAACAGGTCCTCAATAACCTCTCGACGTTGTGCAGCTGCCAGTTGCATGAAAGGCACGAAGGAGGATGAACCCAATACCACGATCTGATGGAATGACTTGTGATTGAGCTTGAGGATGTTTTGCTCAAGCATCTTTTGAAACTCACGAGCGTGTGACGTCTCGTTGAAAGTCTCACCGTTACGATGAATCTCAAACACAGTGGGCTTCATGCCACGTACGACTTTGTATTGGTTGGGACCGACGGTGAACTCGACTTCAACCCTGGTGTCCTTACCGTTGATGCTATTGATCAGCTGTGGCTTATTGATGTTACGATACGGCTTACCGAACAGGCCAAAGGACAGGGCATCCAGCATAGTGGATTTGCCAGTCCCGTTTCCGCCTACGATAAGTGTCGTAGATACAGAGTCCAGTTTGATCTCTGTAAATGAGTTACCAGTGGATAGGAAGTTCTTCCACCGTACGGCATTGAATTGGATCATAAAATTTCAATCGATTGTGCTTCTGTGTAGAGATCTCGCATCTTCGTCTTGAGATGTGACTTATCCAGATTGGTCTCAGACGCTTCAATATAATCATCCAGGAGCGTCTGTGTGTCATCCACAGCCACGTCAGCGCTTTCATCGTATCCAATCATATGATCAAAGTTCTCAGCGATCTTTAGATCGTGAAGGTTCTGATCCTGTAGCTTATCGATGAAACTCTCAAACATCTGTGGGTTGGTTTTGTTCACAACGACTACCTTGACAAAGTGTCCTGAAAAATCTGGTATTCTATTATAATCATATTTGGTGTCATTGTACACTACTTTTTTGAACAAAGTGTGTGGGTTTTGTACGGCGATCAATTCACGTGTCTCGGTATCGAGGATGTGGAAATACTTCTTGTCGTTACAGTCCGACCAGAAGAACTCCAGCTGTGATCCCAGGTAGTGAATGTTATCGCCACTGTTCTTGGTGTGATAATGTCCTGAGAGCACGGATTCAAACCTAGAGAAGATACTGGCATCCATGCCGTGATCGTTCTTGATACCACGCATCATCTCAAAACCGCTCAGTTCCAAGTGACCTCCAAGGATATCAGCCTTACAGTTCTTGATGAAGTTAATGGACTCATCCCAATTGTCTTTACACATCCATGGGACGAGAGCAAGTCTCAGTGTCTCGTATTCGATGACAGCTGGTTTTTCAATAATCGCAACCTCGTTGATAAAGAACCCGAGGAGTTCCTTGAGAGAGTTTGGAGTATTGGTATCTTTAAAATAAGTGTCATGATTACCAGGAATGATATCCATTCGAATGCCGAGATCTCGGAGAGGTTCGAGAAAATGCTTTCGATTATGGTTGAGACATTTGATATTGATTGCTTTTCTATTGTCATAGTAGTCACCTAGATGTACAATCTGTTTAATGTCATGTTCTTTAAGATATGGAAAAAATGTCTCACCATAAAACTTTGCTGCATTATCTAAAAAAATATCGGAAGAGTTCCGGATACCACAGTGGGTATCGTTCAAAATTGCAATTTTCATTCAACTCACTTAATAATGTTGGCAATCACCGTTTCAAATTGTTTTAATGAGTATTGTTTCATAAAAACTCCGTCAAATCTGAATCATTAGTCTTACGAATTCTGCGTTTAGGTAAAGATGCTTGAGGTTTTACATATTCTTCATCAGTCATTTCTAAGTTTTCACGCATCTTATTCTTAACTTCTTCGATATAAGACATAGTGATCTGTTTAGAATATTCGTCTTGGTTACTATTTATTTCAAACAAATCTGAGCCATATCCGTTATCAATCAATTCGTCTTTGATTTCTTTCTGTTTCTTTTCCTTGGCGATTCTCCGAAGAAAGGCATAATAACAGATTTGAGTGAAATAAGCAAAAGCATTTGGTTTTCCTGTACGTGTGGCTGCTTCGATGTTATAGTTTCGGATGGCACGGAGGCAGTTTTCAATAGCATCCATTACCATTTCATCACGATAAGAGTAGCCAATAAAGTTTGGTTTACGAGAAAGCCCTTCGGCGATTTGTTGGAATCCCAGGGCAACATAATTAGGAACAATAGGTTTGTCTTTTCCTTCATGGGCGTTATAGTCTTCCACATATGAGCATACAGCTGCTGAAAAGTCTTTGTTGTTAATGTAGTTCTGTTTGCGTTTCATATAAAGCCCTAGAATTAATCTTAATATATGGTATTATACACTGAAAAAAGTTTTATGTAAACAGAAAAAATGTGTTTACAAATCCGACGAAATAGTATATAATAAGTTTACTGTTCGTGGGGGTGAGGAGTATACCATTTAATGAATAGTCTCTTCTGAGTTCAGTTCCTCAAATAATTCATCCAAAGTATATCTTTTCTTCTCATCCTCGGTTTTCTCATCTGTGTCTTCTGGTGCAAACAATTCTTCTGCCAACTGTTTCCTATAAGAGAAATAGTTCTCCATGACGATGTCCTCTGGCTCGCTTACTGAAACCACAGCGCCTCCAGCTAGTGTCATGGCTTTACTGTAGTTTGCGCCGAACTTCCATCTAGTCAAAAACAAGGATTGTTTTATTGAGTTGAATCTGATTTCCAAAGGTACCTCAATCATGAAATAGTTATCGGTAGTTCCAGCGACAACGGTGATAATCTCCTCACCTGTGATCAGCTTGAATACTTTGGGTGTATCTTCGAATGTGGTTTCTTCAGTCACAGTGTTACCTCGAATACGTCATAGTCGAACTTTTCTCTTTTGTAAATCTTCATGCGTTCAATGGCATGCAAGAGGGTGTAGTTCTTCTTCTGTTTCATATGCATATCATCAGCGATATCATAGAGAGTCGTAGACCTACCGTCCTCTGATTTTCTCAGGCCTCTACCGATAGACTGTAGTACCTTGACCTGAGATTTAGAAGGCGATGCAAAAATGATATTATGCAAGTTTTTAATATTTACCCCTGTGGAGAACGTGCCAAGGCTAGCAACAATGATAGCATTCTTCTGTCGTTCAACAATGCCCCGTATTTCTTCTCTGACTTCAGCATCGACTTCACCTGATACAAAGAAAACCTTACGCCGTTCATGTGCTTTATCCTTGATTAGATCGTAGATAATCTTGCCATGCTTTTCCACGTACTGGAAGAGTACCAATGTATTACCTTCTTGATCAAGCGCTAGATTACGTACCAGTCTGTTGCGCTTAACGTTACCAACAAGGTAGTCAATCTCGTAGTGGTAATCCTTACTATTTATAATGTCCCTACATACCTCAGGAGGATACTTCAACAAGAGAACATTAATCTTCAGTTGTGCCAGAGTGTCGGCATCCATCAGCTTTTTAGTAGTGGTTACATTATAGACACGTCCAAACAAACCCTCCAGGACGAGCTTATGCGTCTGTGTTCCATCTAATGTACCTGTGGTACCGAAACGAAACTCAGCTTCCCTGGACTTGTTCATGATACCAGTGAGAGATCTCGCCTTGAAGTTATGCACCTCATCGCCGAACACAGCACCAAACTGTTCGAACCACGTACCAGGAAGTTTATAGATCGACTGCCATGTGGAGATAAAGACTCGCTCAGGAACGTTGTGCTTAGGCATACCAGAGTAGATGCGATGACACATTTGCGATACATTAAAATCATCGTTCTGTGTGTATTCCTCAAAATCAGAGTACATCTGTTGCACTAGTGATGTTGTAGGTACTACGATGATCGCACGCTTGTTATCGTTCTCTAAGAACCAACGTATCAGGATATAGATGATCAGAGACTTACCCGA